GATAAAGCTTACCTAAAGAAGCAACAATGTTAGTACCTTCTGGCGCAAGAGCCATAGCATCCCTTATACTGCCGCCTAAATTTAAATACTTTTGCCAATAGATATCTATATTTTTAATCTGCTCTACTGAGCCGGCTGCCAACTTTTGAAGAAATTCATATTGTTTTTTAGCAAGTTCTGCTGCTAATATATCTGCGCGCACTGATGCCGGGTCGGCAAGAACTTGTTCAAAGCCTGGATATTTATCAACCGGTGAAATTTGAGTAGGTCTTAAAACTTTTGAAGAGGCTACTGCTTGTGCTCGCTCAGAGCCATATACTTCTGTTAGGGTGCCATACTCTTTTTCAATCATATAAATGTAATATTCTTCTTGAATGATCTCGTTCATATTCTCATTAAAACCCATAGTTGGGCGATCGCCATATGCGCCGCCACCCTGATACTCTGTGGGAAAATCTTCCTCTTCTTCTGGCTCGGGGCTGGGTTCTGAGACATCAGCGTCATACATTTCATCGTATACGGCACCCATGATATCACCAGTTACATTTGGCGGGGTGCCCTGCAATAATGCTACCATAGTGCGCTTAGCGTCTTCGGGAGACACTTCCTCTTTAATAACTTCCTCAGTTATAATTTCGCGCAGTCTTTCAAGGGTGATTTTCATTATATTATTTACCTTTTCTTAATTTTCCAATTTGATATGCTGCGGCGCCGCCAAGGGCCCCAGCACCTGCCAACATTGACTCTATTTCTCCTGGCTGCACCATTTTTTGAAGCACATCTAATAGTATTTTTAAACTTTCCATGTCCATGGCCTCATCAAGACGACCTGACTCTTCGGGATCCATCATCGTCTTTGCAAGATTTGCAGCTGTAATCGCGTCTGCTCGGTCAACCCCTTGGAAATCTGCAATCATTTGTATTACTTCTTCGTCAGAAGCGCCGGTCTTCTTTTTAAGATCTACAATTAGCTTAGCTATTTGCATAGACAAGCCATGTTTTACTGATATCTGTACTGCTGACGCTTCTGACGCTTCACTAATTTGTTCTTCACTTTTATGTGTTTTATATGCTTTATAGAAAGCTTGAATCATTCCAGTTTTTAAATTGTAGAAGTCTGGAGGATCTTTCATGGCCCCTTCACCAGCTTCTTTCAACATGTCCACCAATCTTTTTTCAATCTGCTTTAATGTTAATTTTCCAAAACCTGGAACTTGAACTTCGCGATCGTCAAGCACCTCTTCAAGCTCTTCCTTAATAATCTGTTTAAGTTGGGATTTTGTGATTTTCACTACTCTTTTTTCCTTGTGTCATTTTGGGGACGAGTGCCGCCATCACCATTCCAACCGCCTTGTTCAAGAAACGTTTTCCAATTTCCTTCTAAGCGCTCTTCAGATGGAGCGTCGTTCTGCATGTCTTTGTCTAAGCCGCCAACTACATAGTGCTTTTTAGCCATCACCCAAGAACGAATACGAGTTGAGTTTTCAACAC